CCCATGATTCATTCTGTAACTCTTTTATAAAGTGTTTCAGTTTCTCAATGGATTGTCTTTGATGTGAATAGAGTAGATGTAGTTCTTTCGCAACATCATGCTCGAATAATTGATAGACAGACTCATTTTTATCTTGTTGATTGTAGTAAGCGTCTAGTAATGATTGATTATATGACATAAATTTTCCTCTGGTTAGTTAACATTATACACTTTAGGTAATAGACATATTTAAATCGAACTCAAAAGATTCTTGAGGTATATTGGGTGGACAATCATTCCCTATATGACATAAGATATGTTCGATTACTGGAACACAGAATCCATTGCCTAAAAGCTTTAATCTCTGGGTGTTGCTTATCGTACCATCACCTATTGTCCAACCTTCGCATCCCTGTAATCTTTCTGCTTCTGTTACTGTTAGTTTTCTTACAGTTGGATGTTCGTAAACCATGAAGCTAGGCTTAGTTTCTAAGCAGTTACTCTTGTGCTTCATATTTCGACCTCTACGAGTCTTTGAGTTCGGAAAGGTATAATCAAAGCAATCACCATTTTCAATGTCCGTATAGCCTTTTTTGGTAGCCTCTGGCACTCTCAATACTACATTGTCCTTATCAACTGTAGTGAGGGTGTTAGTCTTTCCATCTTCACGAACTTCTAACTGTTGGACATATGGTGCATCTGAGTTCTTATCATCCCTAACACCATGCTCGTTAATCTTACGACCTCTGTAAGCACCAACTTTAAATACAATTCCAGAGTCCACATTTGGCTCTATTATGTGCTTTAACATGATGCCTTTATCCTTTGGTTGGGTTATGTTGAAATTTGCCCAGAAACAACGCTTTCTTGATTGAGCAGAAACTAATGAAGCATCAATCTCAACATGCTTAACACCAATAATAGTATCAAGTAGTTCTAGCCATTCAGTTTTCATTCTGACATTCTCAAAAATCCAATAGGTAGGGTTAACTTTTCTCATCAACTCTAATGCAGGAATTAATAGTCCAGAGCGTTCATCATCTAAACCTAATTTTTTGCCAGAATTTGAGAATCCTTGACAGGGTGAACCGAGAACCATTAAATCACACTCGCCAATATCATCTACATTAGCATCCATAATATCGCCCATATGCTCAACAAATGGAAAGTTATGTGATGTCAAAGCAATGCCATATTTATCTATCTCAAAGCTTTTATAAGACTTAATCTTTACACCTTGATTATGTAATGCAATAGCAAGACCTTCCATTCCCCCAAAACAAGAAACAACTCTAATTCCATCTGGATACATTTCGTTTAGTAAATTTTTCATTACTTACTCCTTTAAATAAGTATCAAGTTGTGAATACAAATCAATACTACCAAAATTTTTCTTGATTGTTCTCTTGGTATGGTTAGTTTCAATCCAATGGATAACTGTAAACATATCATCAATACACATATCACAAGGTGGGTTAGTCCATCTTCCCTCTGATGCAATTATAAATAGACCATTGTTTTTATTTTTATTTCTTAAAACAACTTTCCATAATTTTTCAATAATATTCATTACTGTACCTCCTGTTTAACCAAACCACTATCTCTCATAATTGTTTCGACAGTATCAACAATATCTATAAATTCATCTTGCTTATCATCTGTCATAACTTCATCACCATTCTCATCCTCTGTCCAAATTGAATCAAGTGAAGAGCGTTCAAGAATAAAGTTAGATAATTCAGAATATAAAGTTACCCATATTTCTGGTGATACTTTTATTTTATTAATATTCATTTCTTAAACTCCTTTAAAGTTATAGTTGCAGAAGATTGGATTGTGGCTTTAAACATTCTTTCTGCCATTGACTCTGGGCAAACATATCTTCCACCAGTTTTAATATCTTCAATAATAAAAGGCTTTTTTCTAGCACGAGGTTTAAAACCAACTAGCTTGAATTGTTGACCTCTATCAGTACCGATAATAGAATCATCAAGAGTTACAACTGGTTCAAACGCTCTTCGCCATTCAAGTTCTTGTTTAAGTGCTTTCTCTTCTGGAGTTAAAGCACTAGCCAGAGATATTCTAAAGCCTGTGAATTTTACAGAGTCATTATCATAAGAAGCGTTTCCTAATTCCATGCGTAAATTATTATCTTCTAGAATGACACTCAAAGAATCTTCCACTAATTGTCTAATTTGTGAAATAGTTTGTTTGTTTATAGTTTCAATATTATATTTAGTTTTCATTTTTTCTCTCTTGGTTAGTCCAACAAAATGTTGGGGTTAGGATAATTATAAACACAAACAATCCAAAAGTGTAGAAAGATTTAGGTTATTTAGGTTATTTAGGTTATTTAAGCTATTTAGGTTATTTAAGTATCCGAAAGATCTTTCAGAAGGGATAGGTTGTTGTAACAGTTGTTGTAATTGGGATTCAAGTACTAAAAAGAATTTATAAATAAACTTTTTTTAGTTTTGAAATATCAAAAAATAATAATTAAATAATTCTTGATTCATTAATAATAAATTACTTGGTAAATCAAAAGTATATAAACATGACAAAAAGGATTTTTTTTAGGTATGATTATTTATGTCAATTTTGACAATAACTAAAAGAGGTAAAAAAATGACTATTAAAGAAAAAATAAAAGAGTTAAAAAATAAAAATTCATGGAATAAATGGAGTAAAGAAGATAAATCTTTATATCTGAAATTAATTAAAAGGAGTAAAAAATGAATAAGACTGAATTTAAAAAAATATATAAACCTACAATAACAATCCATGAAAATGGGTCTTTTATAACTACCTTTCAAAAGGATGATAAAGGCAATTTTCCACTATCAACAGAAGTGAAAAGATTATTCCCAAATGGCTTTATAAAAAACAGGGGTAAAAAATGAATTCTATAATATTTCATTTATTGGTTTTTGGTTTTGGGATTTTTATATCATTCGTAATTTTTACAATGATAATTTTTCCAATTTATTTAAAACTTTATAGGAGTAAATAATGGATTTATTAGTACTAAAATTTTTACATAGTTTTGCAAGTAATAAACTAAATCAGTCTAGATGTATAGACCCTTATATATGGTCTAGAATTTTTGACTATACGGCTAAAGAAATTAAAAAATTTTCTAAACAAAGCGAGGTTAAAAAATGAATATACAAAATAATTTAACAATACCAATCAAAACATTAAAACAGGCTAAAGAAATAATTGGTGGTTTTACTGTTACTTCAAAAATGCCTACAATCAGTTATTCAATTAGTGCAAAGGATTGTATAACAGGTAGTAAATTAAGACTGATAAAAAATACTGTATGCTCTGATTGTTACGCTTTGAAAGGTAATTACATTCGATATGCTAAAAACATAGAGAAAGCACAAAATAAACGCTTAAAAGCGATATTTTCTAAAGATTGGACTAATGCAATGATATATATAATGAAGCATCAAAAGGATGTAATTAGGACGGGTTTATTCCGTTGGCACGATTCAGGGGATATCCAAAGCCTAGAACATTTACAAAAAATTATAGATATCGCAAAAGCTACACCAAATGTTAAACATTGGTTACCAACTAAAGAAAGTAATTTTATACATAACTTTAAAGGGTCAATACCTAAAAATTTAATCATACGATTAAGTGGAAGTTTTATAGATGGAAAAGCACCAAAATATAAAAACACTAGTACTGTTACAAGTAATAAAGATTTAGCAACTTGTAGAAGTTTTGAGAATAAAGGACAATGTTTAACTTGTACAAAGTGTTGGAATAGTTCAATAAAAAATGTAAGTTATTTAAATCATTAATCAATAACTAGTAATCAATAATAAAGGGCTTTTAATTAAGCCCTTTTTTTACGATTAATAAAAAGTTATATCAATATAAAGACCATCATACAAAGTAGCTTTAAATCTAATATATGGAATTATTAAATTATTTTTAAAAATATAAATATGTCTATTCATTTATACATTAAACTCTAAAGTATTATTTTCCTTTCCGATAAACAAAAACGCTTCTTAACAGGCGTTTTTTTATTATCTCTATACTAAACCATAACTATTAAAACTTAATCGCTTAAATGTAATATTTAAGAACTTAATTTATATCACTTCTTAAAGATAATAAATAATAATAATAAAAATATTAGTAAAAAGATTCATTATCCAAAACTTTTATTTTTCCATTTCATTTTATTAACCTTAAAAGATCTTTATAAAACCTAGTAATTTAGTCAAGTATTTACTAACAAGTTACCAGGAAGTTATCCACAAAGTTACTAACAAGTTATCCTGGATCATATCCACAAGTTATTAACAAGTTATCCACAGAGGGGCCACCCACCTATTCTTGAAACTTTTTGTTTAGGCCTACCTCCAACCCACAAAAAACCAAATTTCAAAAAAAACCTAATTTGAACTATAATTCTGTTATACTCTAACAATAATGATAATCATTCGCATTTAGAATATGGAAAAGATAGATTTTACGCAAGATTCTGAATATAAGAAAATAATGGAAAAAAGACCACCACCTTTGGCTGCTATGACTCCTTTTGAAGATAAACCAAAGAAAGTTGGTAATCCTAATTTTCATAAGGGAATGAAATCTCTTAATCCTAATGGTAGACCCAAGGGTTCGGTTAATAAGTATACGGCTCTTTCCAGGGAGTTAATGAATGAAAATGCAGTAGAGATAGTTGCTGTAGTATTACAAAAAGCTAAAGAAGGTGATGTACATTGTTTGAAAATGTGCTTAGATAGAATATTACCTGTTCATAAGGCTGTTGATTCAACTAAGAATAAGAGTGATGCTCAAGTTATTATTAATGTATCTTCTATAGAATCTATTAAACAAAAGGCTAGTGAATACGATGAAGCTGAATTAGTTGATCCTATAGAAAAGAGTGATGATGAGGTTATTGTTAATGTAGCGAGTAATGGCCGAACTTAATATAGACCTTCATCCTGCTCAACTACAAATATTCCATTCTGAAAAAAGATTTAAGATAGTTGCTGCTGGTAGACGATTTGGAAAGTCCTACCTTTCTGCTTGGTTATTATTAATACAAGCTATTCAGTCTGAATCAAAAGATGTATTCTATATTGCTCCTACCTTTCAACAAGCTAAAGATATCATGTGGGCGATGTTAAAGGATTTAGGTAGAGATTTAATTGCTCAAGCACACGAGAATACGGCTGTATTAACTTTAATTAATGGAAGAAAGATATATTTAAAGGGATCTGATCGGCCAGAAACGCTTCGTGGTGTTGGACTTGCATTTTGCGTGTTAGATGAATATGCTTCTATGAAGCCACAAGTCTGGGAACAGATAATTCGTCCAACACTTGCTGATGTGAAAGGTGGTGCATTATTTATTGGTACTCCCGCAGGAAAGAATCACTTCTACGACTTATATAAAGATGCACATGATGATGAAGATTGGGATGCGTTTCAGTTTACATCTACAGATAATCCATTCTTACCGCCAGAAGAGATTGTTGCTGCTAGTAAGACTATGTCCTCTATGTCTTTTAGACAAGAGTTTGAAGCATCCTTTGAAACTAACTCTGGTGGAATATTTAAAGAAGAATGGTTTGAAAAAAGCGAAGAACCAGAAGAAGGACACTATGTGATTGCAGTTGATCCTGCTGGGTTTGAATCTATAGAGAAAGAACGGAATTTAAAACGATCCAGGCTCGATGAAACGGCTATTGCGATTGTTAAGATAGATCGTGATAAGTGGTGGGTTAAAAACATACTACATGGTCGTTGGAATGTGAAGGAAACGGCTAAAAAAATTCTTTCATCTGCGATGAATGTAGAATCAGCTACAGTAGGTATTGAAACTGGCTCTCTCAGAAACGCAATATTACCTTATCTTGAAGATGAGATGAGAATAGCAGGAAAGTGGGTTTCAATAATAGAACTTAGACATGGTGGTAAGAAGAAAACAGAAAGGATCACCTGGGCATTACAAGGAAGAATGGAGCATGGCCAAATATCCTTTAATGAAAAAAAGGATTGGAAAGAGTTCCTTGGGCAGTTAAATGACTTTCCAAACCACCTGGCCCATGACGATTTACTCGATGCACTTGCATATATAGATCAAGTTAGCGTAGCTGACTTTGCACACAGCATTGAATTAGCAGACGATTGGGAGGTATTAGACAATGTCGCTGGATATTAAAAGCATATTTGAAAAGGATATGACAGAGCAAGAAATGGTAGAGCTGCTTAAATATAGTGCTGATGATAGCACTTTGACAGATAGATACATTGTTGCTTGTCAAATAATAAGTAATTTAACAAAAGACATACCAAATGATATTAATGAAAGAGAAGAGATGGTCGATTTAACAATTTGTAAGATGTTAGTAGATGGATTAATAGAAGTTGAACAACTAAATTACTCAATTCACTAAATGAGAATGATTATCACTTGCATTTAGAGAAACAAACTGTTATAATCGGCAC